AGTCTCGACTCGTAGCGGACAACCTCTATCACGACATCTTCGACATCTACTATTAGGAGAAAACATGGCTGCACTTGTCTGGGACAAGACTGGTGAGCGCCGTATTGAGACTGGTGTCGACCACTGTGCACTTTATGTGTACGACCCGACACAGAAGACGTACGGCAAGGGCGTTGCTTGGAACGGTATCACCGCCATCTCCGAGAAGCCCGAGGGCGCTGAGGCTACTGACCTTTACGCCGACAATATTCTGTACCTCTCGATGCTCTCGGCCGAGAAGCTGAAGGCCACAATTGAGGCCTACACCTACCCCGATGAGTTCGAGCAGTGCGACGGTTCCGCCACGCTGACGAAGGGTGTCAAGATCGGTCAGCAGGACCGACTCGCCTTCGGTCTCGTATACCGCACCAAGATTGGTGACGACGTGGCTGGTCAGGACAAGGGCTACAAGCTCCACGTCCTGTACGGCTGCAAGGCCTCTCCTTCTGAGAAGGGCTACAAGACCGTCAACGACTCTCCTGAGGCGATCTCCTTCTCCTGGGAGCTGTCCACCACGCCGGTCAACGTGTCTGGTGCCAAGCCCACCTCGCTGCTGACTATCTCGTCTCTGGACGTCGACGCCGGTAAGCTGAAGACCCTCGAGGGCAAGCTGTTCGGTTCCGATGCTCAGGGTGGAGGCGGGGCTCTCGAGCCCAAGCTCCTCCTGCCGGACGAGATCAAGGCTCACTTCGCAGGCTGATATACCACACCGGGGGCTCAGAGACCTAGACTCCTGGGCCCTCGGTGCCTGCAATGCTTATAGTTTCTATCCCGGATCTCGACGGGTTCGATGAGGAGACAGGAACCTTTGTCTCCATGCCTGGCGGAATCCTGCACCTGGAGCACAACCTGGTCGCGCTGTCAAAATGGGAGTCAATCACCCATAAACACCTCATTGGTAACGACAAAGTCACCGCTGAGGAGATGGCCCTCTACATCAAGTGCATGATCACTGATGAAGAATACGACCCGTCGCTCCTGGATAGGATTCCCCCATCTGAGGTCGATCGTATTAGCGCCTACATGGCAGACACGATGACCGCAACCACCATCCGTGAGACGGGTGGAGACTCTGGATCTGGCGAATACACATCATCCGAGCTAATCTATTACTGGATGATCGCTTGTCAGATCCCCTTCGAGTGTGAGACCTGGCACATCAACCGACTACTCACACTCATTCGGGTATGCAACCAAAAGAACCAGCCCGATAAGAAGATGTCCCAGTCCGAGATTATGGAACGGAACCGGGAACTCAACAGGGCCAGGCGAGCTAAGCTTGGCTCGAAGGGATAACAATGATCAGTCACGAAGACATTCCCGAGGAGGCGCTTGCTCCGCAGGCCCACATCGGAACTGATCCCATGGAAGACAAGGACATTCACGTGTCCCAGACTACTGAGGTGATGAAGTGAGCGTCGCAGACAACGTACTCGCTCGCGCCGCAGCGAGGATTGGTTACTATGCACCCGATGACCCTCAGCCCGGATCCGAGGCTGGCCGATACTGGGCAGCTCGAACTGGTCAGCAGTGGCTTGCTGGACCGTCCGACTCTGTTTGGTGGTGCATGCTCTTCGTCAGCATGTGTCTGGACGAGTGCGGGCAGATTGACGCTATTGGAGGATTCTCCTTTAACACTGACTACACCGTCAACAAGGTCCGCCAGCACCCTGACGCTTACTTCGTATCGGTTTACGACGCCCGACCGGGCGATGTCGTCATCTACGACTGGGACGGCGGCGGCACGGACCATGTCGGCTTCGTCGAGAAGAACCTTGGCGGAGGCACGCTCCAGACGATTGAGGGGAACACCTCGTCTGGCAGCTATGGCTCTCAGTCTGCTGGGAACGGTGTTTGGAGGCGTGTCCGCAATCAGTCGATCGCTTACGTAATTCGCCCGGCTTATACCGACTCTCCGAGCAACACGGCTCCTGCTGGCCCCGCTGACATCCGCGCTCTGCAGCGTGCAGTCCGGGCTACCCCCGACAACGTCGCCGGTCCGAACACTCGGTCTCGTTGCTATGCTCTTGCCGCGGCTTCCGAATGGGGCGGTAAGACCTTCCCCTTCGGCGTGGCCTTCACGCAGTCCGTGGTTGGCACTGAGCAGGATGGAATCTGGGGTGAGGGCTCTGAGGAGGCACACGACTCTACTGTCGAGGCCGTTCAGGCAGCCGTCGGCGCTGAGGTCGATGGCGTATACGGCGCCGAGACAAACACCAAGGTGAACGCCCTGCTCGATAGGGCCGAACAGCCGTAGGAGGCTCAAAATGGCAGCGCCATACTGTACTTTAACGGGAACTATCCCCGGAGGAGAGAATGGTCGGGCTCTTGTCCGAATCGTTCCTGACGTGAAGGGTGCTACGGCTACCGTTGACGGTGCCGCAGTCTCAATGCGCGAGCACATGGTTCGGACAGACCAGGCTGGCGCTGTCAACATCGAGGTGCTGGCTCCTGGCGCTGGAGTAACCCCATCTGGCGCCTGGACCCACACCATCTACATCGATTCCCCCAAGTTTGACATCGTCAAGCACGTTGCTCTGACTCAGGGTGGAACTATTGACGTAATGTCCGCTGACCCCACATCCGAGATCTCCCCGCTTCCGTTCGGCGGTGGAGGCGGCGGAGGGGCTGGTTCGCCTGGCCCAATCGGCCCTCGAGGACCAAAGGGTGATGCTGGTCCCGCTGGCCCTCCCGGACCTAAGGGCGATGCTGGGGAACGTGGACCTGCCGGACCAGAAGGCCCTCGAGGTCTTCAGGGCCCCCCTGGACCTGCTGGCGGTGGAGCTGGAGGAACTCCTGTCCCTGGTCCCGAAGGACCGAGAGGCCCTGTTGGCCCTCCTGGACCGAAGGGAGATCCGGGAATTCAGGGTCCTCCTGGACCAAAGGGGGATAACGGTCTTCCCGGTCCTACTGGTCCCGCCGGAGCAAATGGTCAACCAGGACCCAAGGGCGAGAACGGTGCGGTAGGTCCTGCTGGCCCCGCTGGACCTCCTGGACCTCCTGGACCTGCCGGAGAGCGTGGCCCCGCTGGTCAGGATGCCGTTACCCCTCAGTTAGACCAATATCTCACCAAGGCTGAGGCAGCTCAGACTTATGGCGAGAAGGCAGATGTCGAGGATGCTCTTCGTCAGACCAACCCGTTTAAGAACGGCGCTCGGTACTACTCGCCAGTGACCTATTACTGGCCTGACTACTACCAGGATGGGAAGCCGGGTCAGTTCTCCAAGTGGGCCCAGACTCTCAAGTTCCGGGACAACCTAGGATATGTCATCCTTAACCGCAATAGCGGAGACTGGGAGGCCCAGGAGGTAGACTTCCAGAAGCAGGGAGAACTTGCTCTAGGTGCTGGTGCTAAGAAGGTACTGTTCTATATCAAGACTCAATACGGTGCAGCGATCAATCCGGATGCCGAGGAGAACCGAGGTATTCCTAACGCGGCTAAGTTCACCAAGGAGTACATCCTTGAGCAGCTGAAGCGCGCTAAGCACTGGTACGGAGATTTGGTTCAGGGCGTCTTCCTTGATGAGGTGATCAACGGCTGGGATGCTAGGAAGGATCGTCTCCCATGGTACAAGGATCTGATCGATACGATTCGCCGTGAGAATGGTATCGACTTCGTGATTGCGATCAACACAGGATCCAACATCTCGCAGGCGGTATGCGACCTCGACTTTGACGTCTGTATGATGTTTGAGGGGACAGCTGCGAAGTTCCTCGAGGAGAATCCGACTTCACCCATTCTTCCAGACCATATGAAGGCCTATCCGTCTACTCGATGGTGGGCAGTGGTGCACTCGGTCACCTCTGAGAACTACCAGAAGGTCTTTGATAAGGCGGACAACCTCGCTATCAGCCACCTCTATGTCACTGATGGCTTCCTCGTTGAGGATCCTCAAAATGGTGGCCAGTGGCACCCGGTCGGCAACCCTTACGAGAACCCTCCGGGCGCCGAGATCCGTGAACTGATTATCCCATGGCTCAAGGGATACCTGAAGCTCAAGCTGAAGGTCGACAATCTCAAGATCCCAGAGGTCCCGAAGATGATCGTCCTCGGACCAGATGACCCAGTGCCAGCAGGGACTCCGTCTGGGACGGTGATCGTTAGGCGGGCCAAGTAATGGCTAGCGTATTCCCAGTAATTGGAGCCTGGTGGGGAGGTAACGGCGCTCGAGTAGGGGACGGCCGACTGATCCGAAAGGGATCCAGCTCCACCCCATTAGAGAGCGCTGCCTATACCGTCGGTGATCGTAAGTGGACGGTCGAGATAACGTATACGGCGGATA